ACTCTCGGCTTCTGGTTCTTCTTGGAAGCTTGTTTCTTATTTGGACCCCTTTGTGCAGGCCCTTTGTTCTGATTACTTTGTGTATTCATTGTATTGGATACTGGATGAACTCCAGGACTATACATCTACCACAACGATTCTCTGAGGCAGGTTCTACCTGACCTTATTGGTTATCTTTCATACCAAGTAAGATTAGAAATCCCACATCCTCGAGACAGGTTCTGTTTCGGATGAACTTGGGTTAGGATATCTGCGATTTGCGATCCCCCCTCGTACTCCTATTCTCCCACATTCTCTTGAGATACGCCTACCCGTGTAGTCTCTCGGCATTTAGGTTCGACGGTCACAATGACTCGTCACCACTTAGCACGGAACTATTAAGAGGTCCTATGTAAAGGATGCTCACCGTTTTGGGTAGTTTGCATTGGCAAACCCAATGGTTCAGTTTAAACGACTTGTCCAGGTCGCGAATCAGGAACCAGCTTATTGCTAGAAAATGATGCCAGGATATTTAATCCCGAAGATCCTCCAGAAGATAGGTCTCTCCTAGAGCCTTAAGTTTACTAAGTAAGTAACTTTCTGTATTGATGGATACCTCATTCCTGAAAACTCCCATAATATCATGGTCAGAAACACTGACTTCATGATCCTGGTCAGAAACACTGACTTCAGGTGTAGGGCTTAAAGTGAAGAATGAGTCTTCTAAAATGTCTTCCATAGGTTCTTTAATACTATGGGGCAGATAAGGATAAACTTTCATCCTTATGTAGTCTTCTTTCTTTAGGTCTGCTTGATTAAATTTCTTACCGAATATATATTCGGGCGCAACTTTGCGAACCCAAGGGACTGATTGAATATCGTCCACTTCAGCTACTTCAATGCCAGGCATTGGTAGTTGGTAAGAAATGTCTACAGCACCTCCCAGAGAGGCTTTCTTCAGACAAAGTTGAGCAAACTTAACTTGAATAGACTTTATTTTCGTCTTAAAATTCAGTGGTTTATCTACACCCATCCCTCCAAGGGATACAGGCAGAAATAAGTTTCTCGTAAAAAGCTTTGTCTTTCCAGCTTGACTGATGACACCTAGGCACTCAGCATGTATCGTCTTCTTGTGATACTGCATGAATGCTTTTAGAAGCCTTGACTGTTTACCAGGCAAGGATCCAGCAAGAACTTCATTTAAACTGGACACGAGGTTTTCTCGATTATCCATTTGTTCTTGACTAATCTTAACGCGAGCTATTTGCTCAATAAGTTTCTCATCAGAGAGCAACGGGGATACCCATTTTGCTTCAGACTCTGTCTTCAAGAAACTGTTCTCTTTCTTATCGAG